ACCCAACCAACAGAAAGCGAGACAGCCACCGTGGAAGAAACCACTTCAGCAGTCGAAGCAACACCTACAGTTGAGGCTGCCGCAGTTGAAGCTGCTCGCCCTGCTGTAACAGCAATGGCTTACTCAAAGCCACGCATTGAACTAACTGCAGCAAAGTATGCAGAAAACACTATCCGCGCAGCGCTAGGTGATGAGTCAGCTCGTCAATATATCCTTGCAGCAGATAACACAACTGACAACGCTGGTCTCGTACCAACTCGTCAACTTTCAGAAATCATCAACCCACTCGGTACAACTATCCGCCCATCGATCGAAGCGATCTCACGCGGCGTTCTACCAGATGCAGGTATGACTTTCGAAATCCCTAAGATCACACAGATGCCAACTGTCGCAGTAACAGCAGAAGATGCAGCATTCTCAGACACAGACCAGAACTCATCATTCTTGTCAGTTGATGTTAAGAAGTACGCCGGACAGCAGACATTCTCTGTTGAATTGCTAGATCGCACATCACCAGCATTCTTTGATGAACTGATCCGCAACATGGGCGCTGCTTACGCAAAGGCCACAGATGCAGCAGTTAACGCAGCGATTATCGCAGGCGCAACAGCAGATGCAACAACCACAACAACATACCCAACAGCATCAGAATTGCTGGGAATTGTTGCTCGCGGTGCGGCTTCTGTTTACAACGCAACTCTCGGACTTCCAAATCCATTCGCTCGCAACATGATCGTCAACACTTCACAGTGGTCAAACATCATGACTCTTAACGATGCAGGCCGTCCTATCTACACAGCATCAAACCCAATGAACGCAGGCGGAGCAGTAACTCCAACAGCACTCCAGGGCAATGTTGCAGGACTCAACCTATTCGTAACACCTAACACAGCTGCTGGAACTGACACTGATGGATCTATCCTCATCGTCAACCCAGATGCTTACACATGGTACGAGTCACCAAACTACCGTCTCCGTGCAGAGTCAACAGCCGCAGGTTCTATCACCATCGGTTACTACGGCTTCGGTGCTATCGCTACTAAGGTCGGCGCTGGCGCATTCAAGAACAACAAGGCGTAATTAACGCTCACTAAGTCGCTGGTGGGGTAGTGCCCTTCTACCCCACCAGTCTTTAGAAAGAAGGAAGCATGGCACTTACTACAGTCTCAGAGTTACGCACCGCCCTTGGCGTTGGCACTCTCTATGCTGATGCAGTCCTGCAACAAGTTTGCGATGCCGCAGATAATGTTCTGCTTCCTTTTATCTGGTCTAACACTCTCTCAATTATTGGGCATAGCAACACCGCAAGCACCGGCACTTCTTACTTTCAGGACTCGATCGCAGATGTTCTATATGTAGGAGAGACCGTAGTGATCACAGGTGCAGGATCTAAGCACAATGGATCTAAGACAATTACTGGCAAGACTGATCATTCAATTACTTATGCAATTACTGGCAGCAGCAATGCAGTAACACCACGCCACCCGATCAACCCTTACGGCCTTCTTTCAGCCGAGACTTATCTCGACCCAGCAACAGTTCCAGCGATCCAAGAAGCTGCGCTAATGATTTCGATCGATATCTGGCAGAGCCGCCAAGCGCCTTCAAGCGGTGGCGTTACAGTTGACGGATACGCTCCAAGCCCTTATCGCATGGGTAACACTTTGCTCGCTCGCGTTCGTGGCTTACTTGCACCTTACCTAGATCCGCGCTCGATGGTTGGCTAACCATGACAGCAGCGATCTCAACACTTCGCGCAACTATTGCAGCAGCGCTAGTCGATAACTCACTCTGGTCAGTATTCTCATTCCCACCCGCTACACCTATCGTCAATAGCGTAGTTCTTAGCCCGGCAGATCCTTATCTGACTCCGACTAATAACAGCCGCAATACAGTCGCGCCTCTTGCTAACTTTAATATAAATATATTCGTGCCTTTGCTAGACAATGAAGGCAACCTAAATGGAATTGAGGAAATGCTAGTTGCAGTCTTTAACAAACTAGCTGCTTCCTCGATCGTCTATAATGTGGGAGATGTGAGCGCTCCAAGCGTTCTTAATGCCGCATCAGGCGATCTACTGACTTGCTCCCTGCAAGTCTCAGTCCTAACGAGTTGGAGTTAAAATGACCCTTGAACAATGGGAAAAAGACAACGCAGCGTTCCTGATCAAGATAGGTCAGATCGCTCCAGCAGCACCTAAAACAGCAACTAAGAAAGATGAGGAATAAACCAAATGGCAGTATATCTAAGCAATGGGGTAGTTCTAACTGTTAATGCGGTTGACCTATCATCACTCGTATCATCTGTAACTATCAACCGTTCATTCGATGAACTAGAAGTTACAGCAATGGGAGACTCAGGCCACAAGTTCGTAAAGGGCTTGGAAGCATCGTCTATCACTATCGACTTCTTTAATGATGAAGCAACATCTAAGACACTTCAGACATTGAACACAGTATGGGGAACTAGCACAACTGTTACAGTTAAGCAGACTTCAGCTGCTACTTCAGCCTCAAATCCTCTATACACAATGTCATGCCTAGTTAACAACATCACTCCAGTAAATGGCGCAGTTGCAGATCTTTCAACTCAGTCAGTCACTTGGAATGTTAACGGCACCATCGCAGTAACAACTTCCTAATAACTAACTAAGGGGCAAAAGCATGGCAAAACTAAAGGTAACAAGGGCAGATGGAAGCGTTAACGAGTACCAGATCACTCCGGCGATCGAGTACGCCTTCGAGCAATATGCAAAGAAGGGTTTCCATAAAGCCTTTAGAGATGATGAAAAGCAAAGCGATGTTTATTGGCTTTGCTGGGAAGCAATTCGTAGGTCGGGTGAAACCGTAAAACCCTTCGGAGAGTCATTCCTTGAGACATTGACGCGAGTCGAGGTTCTCGATGATGACCCTTTGGAGTAACGCGAGAGTCCTTCACCTATCTCGTAGCGAGACTATCGCTTGAGACTGGACTCTCGCCACAGACTTTAATTGAACTAGATCACACAATGTTCAGGACTTTACTTCAAGCCCTGAAGGACAGAGCAAAGGAGCAGAGCGATGCCAGTCGAGTTAAAAGGCGCTGATAAACTTCGCAAAGCCCTTCGAGAGTTTGAACCTGATTTAGCCAAGGCGACAACTAAGCAGATGGCGGCTGCGCTAAAGCCGATCACTAATACAGCTCGTGGTTATATGCCATCAAATACTGCAATGCTATCTGGTTGGACTTCAGCCACATCATCAGAGAATACGGTTAAATATCGTGTATTCCCTAAATATGATCAAGCAGAAGCCAAGCGTGGGATTAAGTATTCTACAAGTCCTTCTAAGCCTAATAAGCGAGGCTTCGTATCTTTAGCGCGTATCATCAACGCTTCCGCCGGCGGAGCGATCTACGAAACCGCAGGGCGTAAGAACCCAGGTGGTCAACCAACCTTTACTCGCACTAAGTTCACACCTGCCTCGTATCGTGAGGAAGGTCGCGGATATAACAAGTCACTCAACCCTAATGCTGGCAAGCAGTTCTTAGATCGAGCAAATGCAACTGGTGATCTAGTCAACGCTCGACCAAGGCAACAAGGTCAAGCAGGGCGATCAACTCGCAAGATGACAGGTCGCGCCATATTCAGAGCGTTCGCAGAGGATCAAGGCAAGGTAACAGCTGCAATAGTAAAAGCCATCGGCAGTTCTGCCATTGAGTTTAAAGCAAAGACAGGTGCTAAATAATGGCTGATCTAAAGATAGATATTGCTTCGGTATTCTCTGGTAAAAAAGCCTTTGCAGATGCCGCCAAGTCCACGATTAATCTTAACTCTCAGGTCAAGAACCTAGCCAAATCCTATCTAGGGCTGTTTACAGCGCAGCAACTAGCGCGCCGCAGCTTCGATGCTGCCAAAGCGTTTGCAGCCGATGACAAAGCGGCAAGAGTATTAACACAGTCTTTAAACAACTTAGGCTTAGCCTTTGCAGATCCTTCAGTTCGTAACTTTATTGCTGATCTTGAGAAGCAGTTCGGTGTCCTCGATGATCAACTTCGCCCGGCCTTTCAGAGACTATTGACCACGGTGGGATCAGTCAGCCAAGCCCAAGATTTATTACGCACGGCACTTGATCTCAGCGCAGCAAGCGGTGCAGATGTTGTATCGGTAGCAGGCGATTTATCCAAGGCTTACGTGGGGCAGACTCGCGCACTTTCCAAATATGGCATCGGTTTAACTCAGGCAGAACTCAAGGCTATGTCCTTCGAGGAAGTCCAGACACGCATCAATGATCTATTTGGCGGTCAAGCAACTGTCGCAGTTGATACTTATGCAGGAGCGTTGCAGCGTTTATCAGTAGCAGGCAATAACGCTAAAGAGATTATTGGTGGTGGCTTACTCGATGCACTTGCAGCCCTTGGCGGCGGTGGAGAAGGTGGACTTACCAACACGCTAAATCTTATCGAGAAGACTTCTACTGCACTTGCTACCTTCGTGCGCCGCTTTGGCGTTGGCGTTGGTCAATTAGCAGCCTTAGCGCGTGGAGACTTGCAAGCCTTCCGCGCAATAGGTGAAGCCGAGATGAACCGCGGTAAAGATACTTCAGGTATCACTCCAGCGATCAGAGCAGAATTAACTAAGGCGGCCGCCGATAAGGCGGCAAAAAAGAACCGCGATGCTTTGCTTAAGACAACTAAAGAGCAGACTAAAGCGATCAAAGAGCAGACAGCGCTACAAAAGGCTGGAACTTTATTTGAAATCCAGCAGGCTCAGATCATCGCTGCACTCAAGGGCGATATCTCAGCTGAGGAACGCAAGCGCCTAGAACTGCAACTTGCTATCTTGACCGGCAATACTTCAGAGGCTTCTAAACTAGCTGCTGAACTTGCTAAGGCTCAAGGTCTTACAACACAGTTAGCCGATTATCTAGCCAATAAGATCACAGCCGCTAAGAACCCATTCGAGGCATGGAAGGCTTATCTCGATGCTATTGAGATCCAAGCGCGCCGTATCGCTAATGTAACTCCTATTGCTCCAGTTTCTATTGCAGGCGGTAACACTTCAGGCACTTATAGCCCAGCGGTCCAGTCGATGATCGCTGCATCAACTCCGTCTGTCGGAGTCACTTCAGGTGGCGATGTGATCGTTAACATTCAAGGCAATGTAGTTTCAGAGGCTGATCTAGTCGAAGCAGTTCGTAATGGACTTCTTGAGCGTTCACTATCAGGTTCGCCTTCATCTATCGGCAGACTTAAAGGCTCGTTTGGAGCATGAGCCTTCCAACGCAAATAAGCGTATCTTTCGACTTTACGAGCGGTGCTACCTTCGGTACTGGCTTCGTTATTGGAGACCCAAAATACGGCATTCTTGGAACTGGAGTTCTTGCTGCTTCTGCTACTCCAGAACCAACAGTTGATTTAACGCCTAATGTTCGGCAGATATCCATTCGCCGTGGTCGCAATATCATGCGCGATACCTACGAGGCTGGAACAGCGACTATTAGAGTATTAGATCCAGACTCTTACTTTAATCCTCAAAACACAGCCAGCCCGTACTATGGCTATTTAACTCCGCTTCGTAAATTGCGTGTTTCAGCAACGGTAGGCGGCATTGGCTATTTCTTATTCTCAGGCTATACGGTGGAGTATAAATATACCTATCCTCAAGGCCAAGAGACAGGCTATGTTGACATAATCTGTACCGATGCTTTTAGACTTATGCAACAAGCTGCTGTAACCACGGTCGCTAGTGCTACTGCTGGGCAAGATACCGGCACGCGTATCGGTAAGATATTAGATCAGGTTCAATGGCCTGCATCTATGCGCACGATCGACACGGGCAATACGACCTGTGTGGCTGATCCAGCAACCTCACGCACAGCCCTAGATGCCCTCAAGAACGCAGAGTTCTCCGAGCAAGGCGCGTTTTATATCGACACAGAAGGAACAGCGGTTTTCATCAACCGCACCAATGTAATCAAGAAGTATGGCGAGACTCCGATCGAGTTTAACCAGACCACAGGCATTCCATATACAAACTTGGTATTTGCCTTCGATGACAAGTTGATCATCAACAGCGCTGGAATGACTCGCGTGGGTGGGACTCAGCAGGTATCAGAAAATGCAGCCTCTATCGCTAAATACTTCCCG